TTTGGTAATTGCAATTGGCTTTGTAGTTGAAAAGCTTATGGCGTGGGCAAATCAGTCAAGCCGTACTGAAAAAGCTATTGAGGCAATGAGTGCCGCTACAAAGAAATTGAACAATGATTTAGATAATCAGATTTCTGTACTTGAGGCAATAGGTGGAAAGGAAAGGGAAATTTATTTAGCAAGACAGCAGCAAGTTGAAAATGACTTGAAAAAAATGAGGTTTACCTATGCACAAAGAACTAAAGAAGGTAAAAAGTTTACGGATGATGAACTTGCTGAATTTAATAGATTAAGAACACAGGTACTTGTAAACGATATTAACGAGAAAAAACGTTTACAAAAAGTTGAAGATGACAAGAAAAAAAATAGAGATAAATCACACTCAAGTCAATTAAAAGATAACGCAAAGCATAATAAGGATATTGATAAACAAAACAACGATGCTGAACAAAAAAGATTAGAAGCTGAAAGTATTTTATATGATGCTCGTAAATCCTTAATGAGCCAAAGAGAGGCAGAATTATTGGATCTTGAAAAGAAAAGAATTGAAGAAGAAAAGAAATTAATTGCAGCCGGTGTTAAAGATCGAGCGGCATTTGATGAGTTTTATCAGAAGCAAAAAAAGGCAATTGAAGATAAATACAATGCTGAAAGTAAAAAAAGAGAAGAAGATTTTTTAAAGCAGATAAATAAATTAAATACTGACATACGGATTGCAGACATAACAGATGTAAGAGAAAAAGAAAGAGAGCAGCTTGCAATAACACATCAGCAAGAGTTAGATGATCTTAGAAACAATTTAAACTTAACTTTTAATGAAAGGCTTGCACTTACCATTTCTTTAAAGAAAAGGCAAAAACAACAAGAAGATGCACTGCAAGAAAAGTTTGATCAAGAAGATTTAAAGAAAGAGGAAGCTAAGTTAATGAAACTAGCAGCCGACACAAAACTTTCATTTCAACAAAGAAACGAAGCATTAAAATTACAACTTGCCTTAGCCAATCAAATTGTTTTTGATAGCGAAGATGCAAGACTTCAGTACATAAAAAATATTGAAGCTCAAATAACAGGATTAAAAAAAGAGGAAGAAGATGAAAGGTTAAAAGATTTTAATGAAATTATTAAAAATACACTACAATCATTATCGGTAATTAAACAAGCAAATGACGCAGATTTAAATGCAAAAAAACAGCAATATGATCAAGATTTAGCAAATCTTCAACAAATGCTGAATAATAAACAAATATCTGAAGAACAATTTGCGCAAAGAAAAAAAGAGTTAGACGATGAACAAAATAAACAAATTATTGCAGCATTCAAAAGAAATCAAGTAATAAGCATAGCTGAAGCAATTATCAATACGGCGGCTGGTATTACAAATGCTTTGGCAACATTACCTCCTCCATTTAGCTTTATTACAGCGGCTGCAACTGGTGTTCTTGGTGCTTTACAAGTGAAAACAATTGCAAAGCAAAAACCCGGTTTAATAAGTTCATCAACGCCTACAGCTGCATCCGTTTCTGCTATGGGTCAAAGCGCCGCACCAATAGCGCCGGCACTTTCCACCGCCGTACAAGGGCAAGCTTTAAATGCTGAAGCGATAAACAACTTAGGTAATAACGCAATGCGTGCCTATGTATTAAATTCAGATATTCAAAATAACGATCAAAGAAACGCATACTTGCAGCGTAATGCAAGGATTGGATAATATGGAAAATTTACCAATATTTAGACTGACAATCAAAGAAGATGAAACGGCGGTGCAAGAGGTCAACGCTGTTGCCTTAGTGGATATACCTGCAATCGGTGAAAACTTCTTTGCATTTACAAAACAGATATTTGTTGAGCCGGGCGAAGCGGAAACGAAAGAAGAGTTCATTCCGCGCTGCATTGAATATGCTGTAGGTGAGGGCAAAGATCAGGAACAAGCGGCTGCTATTTGCTATTCAATGTGGGAAAACAGAAATATGCAGGAACAGGATATGCAAGAAACTTATTCCGATTATCCAAAAGCAGCAAGCGAAAATGCAAAGGTTGCTTTGAGGTGGGCCGATGAAAACGGATGGGGATCGTGTGGCACTCCCGTTGGCAAAGCAAGGGCGAACCAACTGGCAAACGGTGAACCGATTAGCCGCGATACAATTGCCCGAATGGCAGCATTTGAACGTCACCGGCAAAACAGTCAAAAGGAATTAGGCGACGGATGTGGGAGGCTTATGTGGTTAGCGTGGGGCGGTGATGCTGGTATTGAGTGGGCGCAGCGTAAACTTGAGCAAATAGACCGCGAAAAGAAGTTCAGCTTTTCAGTAGTGAATAATGAAGAGCGTATCGTTGTCGGCCCCGCTATGATACCTGACTTACCTATATTCCGCAAAGATGAAACAGGCGAATATTACGTTTTCTTTGACCGCAAAACAATTGAAACAATCGCACTCAAGTTTTACGCAAAAGGCTTTCAGCAAAGCGCAAACGAAATGCACATGAAACCGATTGAAGGTGTTACATTCTTTCAGTCTTGGATAGCAGATGAAAGTAAAGGCATTCCGAAAATGAAGCAGTTTGAGGACTTACCTGATGGCACCTGGTTTCTAGGTGCAAAGGTCAATAATGATGAAACGTGGGCGAAGGTAAAAGACGGCACGTTCAGAGGCTTTTCGGTTGAGGGTATGTTTGACATGACTGAAATAAAGATGCGCAAAAGTGCGGATGAAATAATTAACAGGCTTCGCGATATGCTTAAAGACTTTTAGGTGTGTTTTTAGGTTAAGGTTTACACGGCTGCTTGTTTCTACAGGCGGCCTTCTTTTTGCGTATATATCAATATGAAAATCTTAACACTAACACAAAAGTTTAGCGGCTGCGGTTATCACAGATTGATGCTTCCTATCTCATTCATGGAAAAAGATTATGGCAGGATTACTGATAACATGACTGAAGAGCAATGGCAGGAAAATAAGTACGATATTGTTTTCATAAATCGCACATGGGATAATGAAGATCTAATTGAAAGACGAAAAGAGCATGGCTTTAAATTGGTTGTCGATGTAGATGATTATTGGCATCTTAGTCATGACCATTTAATGTACGAAGGATACAACGCGTCTAACTTTGCAGCGCGGTTAATTAACCATATGCGTGAAGCTGACTTAGTTACCTGCACACACGAAAGGCTTGCAGATGCTATCTATCCGCATAATAAAAACATTGTAATCGTACCGAATGCGATACCATACGGAAAGTCTCAATTTGACGGCGAACGCGTAAAAACAGACGCAGTTAAACTATTTTGGGCGGGTGGCATAACACACGAACAGGATCTTAAATTATTGCAGGGTGTTACATACGAATTAGATCAGCATGTTAAGGATGTTCATATGGTTATGGGTGGATATGCAGACGCAAACGAAACGGAGTTATATTATTGGCAGCGTATGGCATCGTATTTCACAAACGAAAGAAAGTTGACTTATACGATTATCAGAGGCATGGAGGTTTTTGAATATTACAAAATGTTTCGTCATGCAGATATTATGCTTGTTCCATTGGTGAAAAATAATTTCAATGCTTATAAGTCAAACATAAAGATACTTGAGGCGGCTGGTAAAGCGGTCCCGGTTATTTGCTCAAATGTTCATCCGTACATAGGATTTCCTGCAGATCTGGTAAACTATGCAAAGGACCGCAAAGAATGGCTGCAACATATTAAACGACTAACAGAAAGCGAAGATCTAAGGCGTGAACAAGGCGCTGCATTGCATGAATATTGCGCGAAACATTACAACTTTTTCGAAATAAACGAAAAGCGCCGAAAGGCTTTCCTGTCTTTACTTTCATTGTAAAATGTCCGATTTTATGTCACTTGTGTATTTAGTGGCATGAAGAATCCGATTGAATTATTGCAAGAAGTTAAAAAGCTTGTTTTTCAAGAAGAAACAGCTGCGGCCCCTTCCTACTCTTTGGAGGACGGCACAAAAATCATGATTGATAAGTTAGAGGTTGGCGGTGTTGTAACCCTTGAGGACGGCACACCTGCTCCTGCCGGTGAACATACTTTGGCCGATGGCACAAAGATTGTTTTGGCAGAAGGTGGTGTTATTGCTGAAATCATGCCAAAAGAAGTTGAGGAGAAAGTTGAAATTGAGATCGAAAGCAAAGAGGACGAAGAGAAGAAGAAAGAAGAAGAGGAAATGAAAAAGAAAATAGCTGAAATGGAAGGTAAATTTTCAGCTTATGAAACTTCTTTTTCTGCTTTACAATCTGATTATGAAGGTCTCAAAGCTGCATTCGGTAAGCAAAGCGAAGCAATGCAAGGTCTGATTAACCTGGTGGAAACATTGGTTAACGTTCCTTCACAAGCGCCTACTGAAGTTCCAAACAACTTTAAAAAACATTCAGCTTCTACAAAAGAAGATAAAATCCGTTCTTATTCACAATTCGTTTCACAATTTAAAAAATAAAATCAAATGGCTTTTTTAGTTACAGGCCTTACGGCTTACACAGAACAAAATGAGCAACAGCTCGTTACTGCTTCGCTGTTTGAGGCTCGTACTCAACAGCTTGTTTGAGGCTCGTACTCAACAGCTGATCCTTTCCGAAGGTAACGTATTGACAGGCGTTAAGTCAAGTCAAACCGTTAACCGTATGGATACCGATGTTTTCTTTCAGGATGATTCAGGTTGCGGTTTCCAAACAAGCGGAACTACTGAGTTTACTCAGCGCACTTTGACTGTAGGAAAAATCAAAGTTCAGGAAACTTTATGTCCTAAGGATCTCGAGTCTGTTTATCTTCAGAAGGCTTTGCCAGCGGGGTCTAATTATGATACAATCGCTTTTGCTGCTGAATACACTGGCCGCAAAGCTGGTAAGATTGCCGAAGCTCTCGAGACTGCAATATGGACTGCAACCGGTAGCGGTTACGGTGGTACTAACGGACTTTTAAATAAGTTCAAAGGTATTCGTCAACACATCGCTGATGCTGGTACATCTGTAAATGCAAACGTTACAGGATTTTACGGAACAGGCGCTCCTATCACAGGGATCGATACAATGGAAAAAGCACAAAAATCTGTTCTTGCAGTTATCAATGCTCTTCCTGCAGCGGTAAAAGGTAAGGCTGATGTTCGTATCTTCTGCGGTTGGGATGTTTATACTCTTCTCATTCAGAAATATGTTGATCTGAATTTGTTTCACTACAATCCAGGTTCTACAAATAACGCTGCAGATTCTGAGTTCCTCGTTCCTGGTACTTCTTACAAAGTAGTTCCTGTTCACGGTCTGAATGG